TCTAAGAGTGCTTTAGCAGCATCCATATCTTTAGGTGGATCAAACCAAGAGTTTATCCAAATGACCTTAACTTTAATATCTGGATTAACTGTTTGAGCCCCTAAAGTAATAGCATTAATGTTCCGGATAATTTCTGGAATTGGATGCGAGCCAACTACACCAATACTGTTTGTCTTTGTCAACATCCCAGCCGTAATCCCTGTAAGGTATCGTGCTTGAAATGAATGACAAACATAATTATCCATATTTTCATCATTACCTTTATAACCAGTGGCATGTAAGAAAATAGTATCTTTGTTTTTCTTTGCTGCCTTCACCATTGGATCCATATAACCAAACGATGTTGCGAAAACAATGTCATGTTTTCTTGCAAGTTTGGAAAATACTTTTTTGGAATCTGATTCTGGTACCATCTCAACCATTGAGACTTTGTAACCATGTTTTGTCAAGGATTGAAATCCTTGATGATGTCGCATTGACCAGCCACCATCATTATGTGGCCCCACTAGAACATAACCTACTGAAATTTGTTTCGCATTTAAAATACCAAATAAGGTTGTTGATACAACCAATACTAATAGAAATGAAATTAATCGTTTCATCTTTCCCTTCCGAAAAAATTGTTGTTAATTTCCCTCGCCCCATTACCAACGGGTCTTCCAACCCCTTCACGATTTGAAAAAGGCCCCCGAAGAGGCCTTTTATTTTGTTGTCTTACTTCTTAGAGTAGATTCCCCAAAGTACCCAAATTGAAACTAGGCCGATTAATCCTTCTGCACCTAATTGTTTCACTAATGACACTACTGAACCCACGATATCCATTCCGAGAAATGGTACAGCTGCACCAAAGATTACTTGAAGAACAACGCCAAGAGCAATTATTGCAAGACCTAATTCGGTTACTTGTCTAATCCAACCGAGCACGTTATCTAACATAAATTATCCTTTTAATTGTTATTGAAAAGTAAGAGGCGCAGACCACCAGGCTTCCCATGGAAAATGAATCCAGAGATTCTCGGTATCTTTTGCTACCTCCCTTACGTAATAATGAGGTTCAAATTTAACTTCATTATTCCACCAAAGTGATGCAAACCTTACATCACAATTGATTTCTAAGGGCTTGTCCTTTTTCGGGCCCTTAATAAAAGATGATATACGTTCAAACGTTTCACCACTATCGCATATGTCATCTACTATTAAAACTCTCTCATCAGTATTCCTAGGGAGATAATCTTCCCATTCTGGAAAATCTCTAAGAGAGCTCTTCACGGGCTTAAAAGGTTTTTTTAACCAATGGGACATCATAACGCCAGGCGTTAAACCTCCCCTACTTAAACCCACGATCACGTCTGGCACAAAGTTATCTAATGTAATCTCTCTACAGAGTTGATTAACATCAAGACACATTTCCTGCCAAGTGTACCATAATTTATTCATTACAAATCTCCACTATTAAGTATTTATCAAACAAAAAACGCTTCCAATGAACTTACTCTTTCTGGTGACCAGCCAATTACTTTCAATATTTCATTCAATGGTCCCCTAAATGATTTCTCAAATTGTTTCTCATAATCAATATAATCATGGAGACCAAACTCTTCAGGTAGCCCCTCCATCATGGCTATCACACTATCCCTAATGGGATTAGGTTGTTTTAAATAAACGAACTTAATCTTCTCACCCTCTTGAATAAAAGGATGTTTATTTTGCAACTTCTTCTCTTTTAAAAAATGATTATATAAACGCGTTGCTTTCACATGTATCGGTGTTCCTTTAGCATATAAGGTATGACCACCATTATACTTTTCAATTCCTTTTACAGATCTAGGAAAAGCTATATTCTCAATAGGTTCTTTTTCAAATTGGTTTCTAAAATCTGCAATGAACTCTTGTATAGCAGTTTCATCTTTATTAATAATAATATCAAAAGACTTCTTTAACTTATCTCTACAAGATGTTGGTGTTGAAGATTTAACAGATTCAATACCCATAACTTTAATTCGTGGGTTTGTATATCGAACGCCTTCATTATCATGAACATTTAAAATATAATGTTTCTTACCAGTCCATATTCCTTTATCAGCAAGACATTCTCTTTTCATATACATCTTCTGATCATAGGCATTCATATACTTTGCTAAATCGGCATATCCTGTATCGATTATCTTTGTTATCTTCTCTTCACAAACCTTATCTAGGAAATCAATAACCTTTGTTGTCTCCACATCCTCTGGGAATACCTTTTTAACTAAAGCATCCAAAGTAATATAAAGGGAGTCAGTATCAGATGCCAATACATAATCAACCTCCTTTGTTTCCAATATTTGATTGAGATACTTATTGACAGTGGTTTCCGCCCATCTGATACTGAGCTGCCCTCCTAATGTGATAGCTTCTGAAATTCTTAAATCATAAAATCTAAAATATGGATTCCCGAAAGCTCCATAAACACTGTTCAACATTAACTTCATAGCTAATTGTCTATTGCCATATGAATCTGCTTCTTTCTGCAGTTTATCAATCTTCTTTGGATCTGTTTCTTTTTCTAACTTCTTCTTTGCCTCAATCATCTTCTTTTTAAAGATGACTCGATTATCGTACTTCTCTTGCATTAATCTAGGTAAGAATCCTTGTGTATCTTTTCTGAATGCTTGACCACTTGCTGCAATAGTAATATCTTTTTCATAGAACTTATCTAGATCGACCTTCTTATCTAATAGGTTATCAATGCCACATTGCTGTGTAATGCCTGTTAAAATAGTTTCAGGGCTAACATTGTATTGCATGATTAAATGAGGATATAGACTATTTAAATCGAAGCTAACAACCCATTTATGCATACCTGTTTGTACATCCTTTACATACGCGCCTACATAAGCTTTATTCTTTGTATTATCTTTCTTTGGTGGGACAACAATATTTCTATTCATTAAATCGTTTGCGAGAATCACTTCCCACATCATAACCATCCCAAATGTATCTTGATAATTTACTTTTGCTTCATATGCAAGAGCAACTACCATTTCGATTAACTTTTTCTTTTCTTCTAATCGCTCAACTAATTGTACGTCTTTAATATTATATTCAATAAACAGTTGGAAGTTTTCTTTGTATAATGTATAGAGATTACCATACTCTTCAAATGATAATTTTCTTTCCCCTAGTTCTATTGACGCGATGTAATCGAGCCGATAAGATTCAGCAGGGGGACTATTACGTCTGTAAACGTCAATATAGTCAATAACAGAAATGCCAATAATATCATGAAAAGTAACATCTTTTCCACGAAACTGAGTAACTCGCTCATGTATTAATCTCCATGGGGATAGCCTGCGTGCCTCTTTAACATCATATAACCTGACTATGCGATTATACAAATAAGGAATATCAAAACCTTGAATATTCCAACCTGTAATAATATCTGGACCTAACTTTTCCCAGAAACCAAGAAACTCTTGTATTAAATGATTCTCATCAGAACATTGAAAATATTCTATATTATCTTCATGTGCTTTATAATCCCCACAACCGAAAACATAATACTTCCCATTATTACCAACGGTGATTGCTTGTATTTCTTCAATTGCAGATACAGGATCAGGAAATCCATGTTCTGAACCAACCTCAATATCAACAGACGCGATCGACAATAAATCAAAGTCATAATCTATACCTCTATCTGTTGGAAAGTTATCATAGATCCAACTATATCTATAAGTATTCATCCCATAGATTTGAAAGTTATCAACACCTTCATATCTACGAATAAAATCTCTTGTTTCTTTTATTGTTCCGGGTTTAACAGGAGCCAGATATTTTCCATCAATAGTTGTATGGCTTGACTTCTCTCTGGAAGGTATAAAAATGGTTGGCCGATATTCAACACGGTCATCAAACTTCTGACCATTCTCATATCCTCTTACTAATATGTGATCACCAATCTGATGAACATTAGTGTAAAATTTCATTTATTTTGATTTTCAGGAATGCGATAATAATGTTCTACTTTATGTCCTTTTGATTCAAGTGTTTTATAACACCATAATATTTGTTGGTCTATCCAACACCTACCTTTAAACGCTCCTATTGTATAAAGGAACTGTAGGTAAATTAAAATAAGAAGTTTCATCTTCCCCTCTCATTTGATTATTCCTTCTTTATATTGAGTTTTACCATTAACTCTCAAAGCAGTATTAATCTTTCCACGATTTTTGCCATTTGTTTTAAAACTACAATGAACCCATCCACTTGATGGTTTCCCTTGTTGATAGAACTCTAGAATTAATTGATCAAATTCTAAATTATCTCTGACCCATTCTGCCAACTCATCGTTGCCAACTCTTGAACATTCA